TTCCCCCTTTCGACGAATGCCACGGTTCTCCTTGCGGAGATCGCGGCTCTCGCGTAGCAGACTCGTCACCAAAGGTTTTCCTGAGGGGGCCATTACTGGCCCCGGCTCAATCCAACGCTTCGGTACCCCAGTCGGTAGAATGGGGTAACCAAACTGCACATCTTCGCGAGCGGAGATGGACAGGATCCTCGTTTCCGCGGACAGGACCTCTGCTGAGAGGCCGAGCCCTAAGAGTGGGATCTCCGTACTACTGTTGTCGAACATGTAGAACGGCTGGGAATTCACTTGTGGGACGGTCATTCGTGAAACCGAATCAAAAGGATGCAGGTAGACCGTCCCTGGTATGGGATTACCTGTATCCACGTCGTACGGACGCCAGATGATGCTGTTAGCTTCCTGGCGATGCAAGCGAGCGCGGTAACCCCCCGACTGATCGAGGAAGCAAGCGCGCATCGCTCCGTAAAACGAGTTGCGCCAAGCAACGTAGAACGCGTACTTGGCGGATGCACCGGGTGTGACACGCGTGTTCATAGCATCAAAGAACACGGTCAGCGGAGAGAAGAGTGTGTCCGGGTCTGCATGTAAATTTAGACCCGTATAGCGCTTTGCGAGCGCGACCATCGACTCGACCCTCTCCGCCGTACAGAACCCCTCATCTTTGTCGAAGAATACGCCATCGACAATAGGGGGGAACTTAGACAGGAAAACCTTACCCGGGGAAGATTGTGCTTCGGGTTCCGGCGCCGCCCACTCAAGAGCAGTGGGCGTCTTAGGGAAACAAAACTGAAAGTTGTCTCCCGCCGCAATCCAAACCGTACAGTATATGTGAGGGTCGACGGTCACGTCTGGAGAGACAATGACCGACAACGCCTTCAACTGGATCTGCCTTCGGTCTGCCTTCAGCCACCATACTAACTCTAGCCATGGTATCTCAAGGGAGGCCTCAGTATCTCCTTTCACGTTGACGACATGCGAAAGACCGTAGTCGTATTCGTTATCAAATCCAAGTCCGGATTCTTTACGCTTCAATTGAACTGCGAAGCGAGCTGTGATAAACGTGGACGTGAAAAAGTAGAAGTGCAGCTTAATGGGCCCGCTTTTAAGGTAGGCACATAGGCACGCATAATCCAGAGGCGTACGTAGGGCGCTTTCAGAAAAGGTCGTCGGAATGAGGTCTATAACTTTTGGAGTTGCATCCACAAAGTCAAGAATCGCTCGAATTCCGGGTATCTGGGCGTAAGCGGCCAACGTAAAATCCTTACTGTTCGGTATTCTACTAGGGCTTGGGTTCACATATGCTCCCTGCTTCAAACCAATGAAGACGTTTGTGTCCTTCATATTGGTGCAGAAATAATCCTGTGAACTCTCAATATTTGCCGGGGTTTGACTCTCGGCATCATCTGGGCGATCGAATAGCCAACCCAGAGCCTCTCCAATCCCGGACGACAAGAAGTCGTCCGCTGAACTCAGTGCGCCGTCTATCAGCTTACTGGGAATGGAGGTGACGGCATCAACGACATTCTTCGCGTCGTCAGCGACCCCCGCTAATGGATCGAAAGCGGGGAATTTTGAAGATCGGCCGCCGATTTTCACGGCTTTGGCCGACCCTCCCGCGCGACTAGTTCCTCCACGGAACGGGCCTGATTGTGCCTCAATATCGCCGGGGTTTGGTCCATACGGGTAAGCCAAGGTCATGTTTCTGAAACGAGCCCAAAGCTGTATCGGTATGGACGTTGCCATGCCATCCTTGGCAACGCGCAAGGCGTGCAAGATGTCAATGTACACATGAACCGGGTGTGCATTGACGTCATTGCCCGCCAGGGCGCGCCAAGGCGAGGGCCATGACCATTTCCAGGTTTTGACGACTGAATCTGCGAGTGACGCTGAGATTATCGTCGGATCCTGGACGGCCCTCTCGGATAGAGTTTCCCCTGTAGCATCTCCTGGGATCATCGTGACCATAATTGCACCATAAAAGAACTGATTGGTGTTGAGCTTCAACGTGAGCTCTATGTCTGCACGATAGAACCTATAGAGATCTAGGATCTTCTTATTCCGGGCATAGTTCCTAAGTAACGAATCGACATCAAAATTGGCGAGGAGCGTTGTGGTTGTATCATCCACCGTCCACGTCTCATCTGACAGAGCGACAATCCGTTCCAATAGGAACTCATCTGAAAACTCACCGGGTGCGTGAGCCTTCCCTTCATATCCACCTAATTCTTGCTCGGCAACTTGTCCGATATCCCCGAAAGTTAAGGTGGGGGTGACCTTCACGGAAGTAGTCACAGGCTGAGTCAAAGACTGCTCTGTATTAGCCTGAGTTCCGTCACTAGCGGTCGCATGAGTTTCACTCATTGGTGTTGATGTTGTTTTTTCTGTAATCGTTCAAAAACCAAACGGGTCACGATCAGAACCCGTGGGCCCCAGAGAAACGCGTGGGTCGCGGTAACACTTTCTGTGCAGGCGTATAATAACCTGGGACGGGACTCCCCGCCACTAGCAGTTTAGCCTCATGCCTAGGAGTGAGAATGCTTAATAGAAATTGGCATAGTCAGGAAGGCGTGCTCCACGCATCGCCACCCAATCTGGAAGCGGAGTTTCGAGGCCATGTCTGGCCGTCTCACGCTTGGCCCAGGAGAGAGCTTTCTCGTAAAACTCCGGGCCATAATGCCATGCTTCAAGGAGGTAAGATCTGACCGTTGAGGCCATAACCTCCCTATCGCCGTGGGCCTCGGTCCACTTGATCATGTCGGTCATCGACTCCCCAGCCAAAGGGGCCATCGTGCCAACACCACCACGTGGAACGAATCTGCGCTTAAGGAAAGTGCAGTTTTCCCACGACGACGTGAAGACTGAACCTTTGTCTGCGGGCGTATATGCCATATCAAAATTCTTAAAATACTCCGCAAGATATTCCATAGTATATTCCGAATACTTGGAGGGGCACGAAAACAGTGAATCATCTCCCACGAAGTTGAGGTACAACTCCGGGAAAGACTCCTCACTGTATAGGTTAAGCCACGCTTTCTTATGTATCCAAAAATTCGCGAAACAATTGAAGACCGCCGTTATCAACGAGCCTGAGGACGTCCCCCAGGGTCGAAGAAATAACAAGCGGCCCACAAGATGGTACGCGATAAAGTTGGATAGGATCGCACATTCGGCCATCAACGGTTCTGGGTGAACCGAAGCGACCATACGCACGAAATCATCGACGACGGGGTTTTTGACTGAGTAGTCATAATTCCTGAAATCCCCAAAGCCGAGATACCTCAATATGGCACAGTGACGAGCGTGCAGCTGCGTCCACTGACTCGAATGAGGATTTATCGCCAAGGTCACAGGCGAGTGCACCGGGTCTTTCATGACTTCATCTAGAAAGGTACCCAGCACACAACGCTGTGCAACCAGATGTTGGAGGCCGATCGGATCGATCAACCTCGTAGCTCCCGTCCTGGCACGGTCGGGAGACCTCAACTCCATCTTCAAAAACCCCTCGAAGACTGGAGTCGGGACTTCACCCCGCTTGTACGAGTCAAGTATATCCTGAACCATCCTAAGGAACACTGGATCGACTTGAGACACGTCACGCGGGTCATCGGGAGTAGGGCCAAAGATCGCCCTCCTATCCCGGTATCTCATCTTCTTCAACTCATAACCAAGCGAGGCGTCTTTGTCTAGCGGCTGGAGGGTCCCTCCAAGCGCTATATTTCCAAAGATAGCCTCGCCAATCGAGATATTCCCCACAGCCGCCGCGTTAAACGTCGGCGAGAGGAACCCCGAAAGGTTCTCAAGCGAACCAAACTTCCCGTCACACTTTTGCGGGCCAAGCTTGTTCGCGAAAACATTGGCTAGAGGATTCACTTCCTCTCCGTCCACGACGGTCTTCTTTAACATCGCCGGCTCCCTATCCGAGGGAGGCGACGGCAAACCGTCCAAATCAAAGGTGGATCGCACAATCTTGTTCTCCGTGGGAGACCAAGCAGCGTATTTCTGTTCCACCAATCCAATTGCCGTGACGCCTGGGTAGACGCCACATTCCGATATATTTGACTCCCTCAAATACTTAGGATCAACTATCTCTATCCTCGCCGGGATAAAAGAAAAGTCATCCTGAGTCAAAAAGGTCGCGTAACCACGCAGGTAGGTCGGTGAACCTCCCAAGTGAAACGCGAAAATCTGTGACGTAGCTGCGTGAACATAGACCGCGCCACAGTCTCCCTGCTGATTCGGGACCCCATGAAAGGTGACGTCGGTAGTCAACTCCCCATAGTCCCAATTCACCTCTAGAACTGTCTCCTGCGGCTCCCATGCCCGGATGTGAGTAGTATTCATCCCTGTGCTACTCTCATTCGGCATGATCTGGTCCACCTCCCCAAACGTGGGGAGGGTCGTGGCAAAATGCTTTATTATATTCCTGTGTCGCCTGACACGAGGTACCTGGCAAACCGAGCAATCTCCACGAACTCTAATCACTTCAACCTCCGAGATACGAAAAGTGTAACTCTCCCCCCTGGGAGCAGTCACAAAAATCTCGTCCTCGGGCATCGTCTTCGAAAAGACGGTATGATGAGGGAACAGTAACCACTGGTCCCTCAAGTACAATCCCCACGAACATCCAACGACTGGACTGGAAGGGTCAAACGCAGAGCCCTTAGGCCCTGATCTAACCTCCAGCCAGACGAAATTGTCCGCAAGGAGCGTACGGGGGACCGATGTCCCCCCCTCACTCAATCCTGCATAGACCTTCGTTCCATGTGCTTGTTGGAGCCAACCCTGCCTCGCGTGCGGTGGCACGCGTTTTGGCTGCTCCTTAGCCTTGTCTCTAGCTCTCTTTCCTGGTTTCCCCTTATGTCCTTTCGCGTAAGAATCATAGGAAAAGCTCTGTGCCTTCTTCTTGTCATAGGCCGTGTCCGGCATAAACGATCTCACTATCGAGTACGCCCCAACAGCGGCCACTCCTAACAACGCAATGCCTCCCAGCAAATACGGTGTATAACATCTGAAGGAACTCTCTTTCCTCATGTAATCCTCCCAATCGGCCATCGATATTGCTACCGGGTACCGCGCTTGGAAAAAATCATACTCTTTCGTAGTCACAAACTCCTCATATGTCTGGTCATGTTCTGGCGGAGGCCAGAACAGACGCGGATATCTCTTGCGAACCCACTCACGTACCCTCTCCGGCAGTGAGTTGAACGCATAAAACTCTCTCTTCCTAAGGGAGAAGCCGACCCTGGTGTACCAGGGCCAGTCTCCCCCTGACTCTACCATATTCATAAACCTGTCCTCGGGGTGACCCGTGGGCACAGGCGGTAGAGGTCTCTTCAACTGCTGTCCATACCAAGGCAAGGTATGGTCCGGAACCTTCGACGGTCCGGGCCTCTCATCTGCCTCTTTCCACTCATATTCCTTCTCTTTCTCCTTATCCTTTCCTTTGTCTCCATTGGGCGCGACGGTTATCCGCTGTGAGCGAAATCCGTCCGTCCACTTCGGGTACACTCTAGCCTTCACTTCTACCATACTCTCCTTCTGTCTCTCCACGAGGCACGCCACTGCGAGAGAAACCAGCTCATCATACTCAAGCACTTTCCTGCCTGAGTTGGTGGTCTGGCCTCCCCCTAACACGAAGCGGTGTCCGTAGGCTGTCTCCTGCATCTCAACCGAAATCGTAAATCGTCCTGTAAGCGCATCAATCGACGCCACGCCTGTATTCTCACCCTTCAACTTGGACCCATCCAAGTTTGAAGTAATAAATATCAAACGCGACGTACAAAAGACGTGATTCTTCCTATACATGTCTGCAACCAAAAACGGGTACGGTGTTGATGAACACATACCTATTATCTGGGTCGACACCAATCTCCGAGTATCCGGTGAGGTACTCTGGAAAAAGTCGTCGATCAAAATAATCGGTTGCTGTTGATACGCATCATGGTATGTCTCGCTCTGCAAGAACGGGTACACATGATGCGACGAAAACTTCTCATCCTGGAAGATAAAATTACCTTCCTGGGCCTTCGCTGTGGCCCATATATCTGTACAAATCTGTTTAAAGAGGTACGACTTACCTATCCCTGGCTTCCCCCAGAGGTAAATAACCACTGGCGTAACTCTTTCTTCTCCTGAAACCATCCTCTGGTGATAGGTATTTATCAGCGAGTGCAGTTTTAAAGCTGCACTTGTCAACATACCCGCCACGAAGGGGCGCACTCCTTTAGCGCGCACAATCGCTCTCTGCAAATCTTCCGTCCTATCCGAAACCATCGACATCCTATTCGACAGCTCCTTAGACAGGAGTATTTCCGTAGAGGCATTTGTCACATCCTGTGACAAAATCTCTATTTCATCCTTTATCCGTATAATCTCATTCTCCAACGCGGAGAGCCCCTGAAGCTCTCCCGTGAGATACTCTATCGCCGCGGATATAATCTGTCCAAACTTACTGTAGAAATACTCCAATGACTTTGCGGTGTTCGCCGCTCTAGTCACTCCTCCCAATATCCTCATTGGGATCGCTGCATCCCCGACGGTGTACTCATACACTGCCGAGACCAACTCCTCTGTAAAATTCCCTGATTGTGGCTTGTCCGACCACCAACTCCGCATCCGTGCGGGCAACTCATAGGCCGACATAACCAACTGCACAATCGACCCGACCATCTTAGGGGCGTAAGTCTTAACCAATTCCACTGCTTGGGTGGCAAGGGCCAAGAGAAACGCCGGTTTGATGAACGGGTAAACGTACTCAGCGGCTTTAATGACAATTCCCTTAATTGCCTTATAAAGCCGCTTTATCCAATCCTTCACTGTGTCCCAGACTCCTGTGACAGAGTCCAGACACGCCGTGATCCTCTTCACGAAGCCCGAAATATCTGATATGTGGGCTGGCAGATTCAATGCTGTGGTGAAACTCGGTGCCGCCGAGTGTCTCCACGCTGCATAACCTGCTGCTCCTGCGAGGGCCACGAAGGCCCCCACGCCAACATAACTCCAATTCGTCTGTCCTCCTGTCTGCACTTCCTTCAATTCAAAATCTTCATAATCACACGGTAACGTTCCACGCACCATGTGCAACAACAACCCCGCCATGGGGTTGCCATTCTTCGCTAAAATCACCAGTGCCGCCCTCCTGTAGGGGGCAGCACCAATAAAATCAACGGCAATCTCGTGACACCTGGAAGCCGTTTTGGGCTTCCTAAGCGTCCTCATCCAATGATCCAAATGTGTAAGGTACAAAGTAACATCTTGTGTTCTCGAAAAGTCCAACTTCCTGCCAAACTCCCAAGGTCGGGAGTCGGGCGGAAAGCGACTAAAATCTCTTCCTAAATCCTTCCTGTGTTTCCTTGACCGTCCTTGCACTTCATCATCTTTTCCAATCCAATCCATCATCTCCTTGATCCAGTTGTTCCTTTCTGCTTGCTCTAAGTCCAACTGCATCTTCTCAATCTCTTCCTGTGTAATCTTCGGGATGGTATCCCAATCTTCTTCTTTTCTATGGGACCATACCATCCTTCCGTCCTGCATCTTCCAAAACTCTGACAACCTAGATACTTCCTCATCTATGGCCGCCAGAGACTCATCACAATCCAAAGAACTAGCATCATGATGATTGAAAACAGTATGAAGTGACCCTTCAGGCCGCACTGCTCTGTAATCATACTCCTGCAAATACTCCGCCAACTGATGGCTGAAGCCGCCCGGTACATCAACCGGGCAATCAGGCAAATCATCCTGCAAATAGCCAGGAAGATCGTCCTGGGCCATAAAAGTATCCAGCTGACTGTCCTCAATATACTCATTGTCATTCTTATAAGGAGGCAGGCTAACAAAGCCACAGTCACGATCCATAGGACCAACGGCAGTGTTAACACTCGCCGTAGGTAGATCGCTGGGTTCTCGTAAACTCTCCAAAACATTATCCGTATTCCCCTGAACCAAATCGTTGAAAAAAGCCTGGGACTCTGCATCTGTAAATTGTTGTTCCATTGCTCTTTATCATTTGGTTGGGTGGGCCCTTATCCCCACCCTCTATTCTTTTGCATTTCGTTATTTCTTATGTATGCTCCTTCTCGGGAGCCCAAACGTCTTAGTAACGCATTCCGTAAGAGGTTGGTGTTGTTATGCACTTTCGTCCGTCGGAAACGGTTCTGCGCACTCCCCCATGTACTTACATCACTAGGTGTGTAAATCTCCCGGGAGGAGATAGCCTCTCGCTCCGCCGCAACACTGTCTGACTCGTCCAAAACGCATCGCTAAGATTAGGGTTGTTCCCAAAATCTCGCAATACAAATTATTTTTCTTTTTCATTTTTGATCTAACTATCCGCCCAGCTCGATCTTCTCTGCCGAGAAAACTTCTTCTAAACCTCTATACAAACCAAAATAAAAACTGTGTAGGTGTGTAACGCTACAAGCGTCGAAACCAATTCCCTGAGGTCTGACCCGAACAGGGCAACTGGAACGCGACATTAAACACGTATCAATCGAGTGCCTGTAGCACTAAAAACAAA